AAGGAAAATGGCGAAACCGATAAATATCTAATGACATTCCAAAACTTTATTACTAGAATTCCAAAATGGAATGTAACAATTATTGAAACTGAAAAAAAGAGAATTGTTGAAAGAAGCGGATGTTCATATTTAGAAGAATTGGTTGCGTGTATTCATATTATCCAATTAAAACTATTAACTGCTATGAGGGTTGGTCAAAAACAAAAAAAAATAGATATAAAAATACCTAAATTAGATGATTTTATTCACAAAGCATATGTAAATGTCGCTAGAAAAATTTATAAAAACGTATACTTGTTTGAATTAAATACTTCTCCTCTACAAATACAAAAACATAACAGAGAATTAGAGTTAATAGTTCAAGAATGTATTTTAAATGCGGTCAGAGAAAGTATTCCTGTCGAAAACATTTTAAGAGCGTATATGGACGAAACGGTCGAAGAAGATGTTGTTGAAGAAATTAAGGAGCAAATAATTGAAAAGCCAGAAACAAAACCCGAAACACAATCTATATTTGAAGGAAAAGAAGGAAATGTTAGTTTAAAATTTAATGATATTGATTCTGCTATGGGAAAGAATGGAAAAGAAGAGATGATAAGTGCGCCAAAAACTATAGAAAGATTGGAAGAAATAAGCACATTAAGAAATATGCAGCGAAAAATGGAAGAAGACGAAGATGATGAAAAATTAAAAATATCGGACGAAGAAGTGTCATTAGGTAGTTTAGACATTCATATAATTAATCCTCCAGAAGTAAAATTGGAACCAGATCTATTATTGGACGATATTGAGATTTTAGGATAACTTTTCCACCTTTAAAAAGGTGGAGCCAAACATTGTTTTATTTAAGGAAAGATTATAACGAGGAAAGATTATAACGAGGAAGGGCTATAACAAGGAAAGGTTCGGAAAACGTAGTTTTCTGATAAATGCGTTATTAATTAGTTAGAAATGTAAACATATATTGTAATATGGATAATATATTTTTAGTATCAGGAATAATATCTGTTATATTTTTCATTGCCAAGTTTTTAGAGATGAGATATATTGATGATGAACCAAAGCCACTTAAAATACTAATCAGAGACTCATTGGTTGTATATGTTAGTGTAGTAATTGGGAGTTTTATTTTAGAACAATTAAATCCAGTAATTAATGAAACAATGACTGATGCTGTTCCATTAGTATTTACAGATAATCCGCCTTTTTAAATAATCAAAATGAAAACAAATATGTTATTGTTATATATTATGAGTGCTCCTTCTATAATATATAAAAAATTTCATAAATATAAACCGATTCAAGATTTTAAAGGACACCAATGGTTTGCTTTAACAGATAATTACGGGGCCGATGTATATGGTGCTATAACGAAGAGTTATACTTTTAAAAAACCCCCTAAATTATTAGATATAGGAGATGCGGATGTAAGAATTATGATAGAAGACGAAATTAAAAAAAATGACCCCAATTTGGTAAAATATTGCCATCCAGATGAACAGTATTCTGGAACAACAGGAAATAAAAAATGTCACAGCTTAATACAAGACATTTTTGGTCAAGAATACGACGGAACAATAATAGATATAGGTAATTTAAAAAGTAATAGCAAATATACTATTAATGACTTAGAAGGAGCAACCGAAATAGTTATTTGGAAGGATTATACTGATTTGTTGGAAGAAATACATGAAGAAGATTTATCGCAAAAAGATTTATCGCAAAAAGGATTATCTGATGAAAATATTGGAAAGGGTATAAATAGAAAAAATAGAAGTAAAAAAAAAGGGAAAAGAAGAAGAAATAGAACTAACAAAAAAGGGAAAAGAAGAAGAAATAGAACTAACAAAAAAGGAAAAAGAAGAAGAAATAGAACTAACAAAAAGGAAACAAGAAGAAGAAATAAAAGATAAATATAAAATAATACATTTACATCTATATATTATCTACCAGTCCATATTTTAATAAAAGGATAACGAAGCTTGTTTTGTTTTAAATCATAAATATATTCATTAAAGTTGTATAATCGACAACGATGTTTGGTTAAAATATCTCCAAATAGTGAATTAATTTTCATTAATTTAGGATATTCTTGACAAAACAATGCCCCCATAACTCGTTCTAATGAACAACGATCGTTTCGGTTATGAACCGAGTTTACCAAATTAGTTATTGTATATTTATGTTCTAACATTTCTAAAAAATTAAGGGTTATATATGATTGACACCCAAAACATAAATTAAAATTATCATTATTAAATCCAAGAATATTAATACTGTTGTTTAATTTTTTCATAATTAAAGAATTGTTAGTGAGAGATGAAGCAATTCTTAAATTATTAAATAAATTTTCTTTATCATATTTGTGATGCCATAATGGAAAAACAGGTGTATCAAATAACTCAAAACGTATTTTAGAATGAATAAACACGCTATCGTGTATTATTACCGCACTAGGAAACCACTTATATTTTAAGTAATAAATATATGGTAGCAATTCTCCTCTTCCTGGATACTTAGATTGAATATATGTTATGTTAGAATATTCGTGATCCGCTTTTATAAAACAATGATCGCTGTTGTCATCAATAAGGACAATTTTATGAAGAGGATAAAAGGTTCTTATAAGTTTTATACATTGATTCCAATATTTGTTAGTTGTTTCCGAATTAACGTGTCTTGTAATAATAAATCCATAAGTTGACATATAATATTATTATAAAATATTATTTAATACTATTTTAATTATTACTTTAGTAATATGATGGTAATTCATCAATATTTATTATAGTTTCGTTTTTCCCAATATTTTTGTTAGAAACTATAAATTTACTAAATTCTTTACGATCAAGCTGATCAACAGGCGTGTGTTTATGAACAAATCTAGCGATCATTTTATATAATTTGAAATCAGGGTATCGTTCAACGCCATTATTTTTATATAATACATTAACGCCATTATCGTCGACGCACCATTCTACAATTAATTTTACCAATGGAGAGCATTCATTCATATTTTTAATTGTTTCAAAATCATCAACCACATAGTCAAAAATAGAACAAGCTAAACGACACAAATCAAAACTATAATTTGGTTCTAAACGAGGTTTTTTATCGTTAAAATATGGTTCTGTATTATATTGTGTGGCCGCATCACCTCCAGTTTTAAAACTATCACTACATAATATTTTGCCATTTAATTTATAAATTGCTCTTCCAAAATCAATAATTTTATATATTTTTCCAAATGTTGGAACTTTATAGGTTTGTTTCTTAAAAGTGTAATATATAAATTTTTTGTTAGTTGGGATATACATAACGTTGTTAGTATGGAGATCGTTATGTGTGAATAAGAACATTTTTTGGTAAGTAATAAGAATCATAATTATTTGCATTAGTGCTGAGAACCATTCGTCATCGGTTAATTCGCCATTCATAATCAAATAATCAAATGTATTTTCGCACTGTTCCATACAAATTACTTGAACCGGGAATTTTGAAAAAGTAAGAGTTAATGTTTCTTCTTCAATACTAGATTCGCTCTCTTCATCTTCACATTCGTCGTCATTTTCATCCTTTGTTTCGTCCTTTGTATCAGAATTAATATTATCGCTTTGTAATTCATCTTCTTGGTTTGAATCACTATCAGAGTCACTTAATTCGTTATCGTTTGTATGCGATGTTCTTGATGAACAAGTTGATCCAGATTTTAGTGATTCTGTTTTTTTTTGATTAGTAACATCAAACTCGGATGAATTTGTAATATCCACCAAATCGACACCAAGATTTTTTACATCAATTAAAGAAATATGCGTTTCATTCTTTTCAAATGTATTCTTTTCAAATGTATTCTTTTCAAATGTATTTTTTTCAAATGTATTTTCGAATATATTTTCAAATATAGATTCATCAATAGATGTTATAGACGCAACGGATTTTAAACTAGAAGAAATTTTTAAAGGTTGTAGTGGTTTAGGATCATTATTTGTAATTAAATGAGTATAATCCTCTACTTTAAATAATACATTTTGTTGTTTTATAAAAAATTCAGATTGGATTAAATAATCTATATCATCTATAATGTTAATTTTATAATCGTTTTTAATGGCTAAAAACGATCCATAATAATCAAGACCGTGAATAAACTTATGTTCGTGTAATAATTTACTTGACAAAAACGAAAAAAATCCATCAACAAATGCAGAATTATTAGGATCATCAAGTTTTGGATGAATCTTAGCAGTTTTATCAAATGAAGGAAGATTAAACAATTGAGGATCAGTGTGGTTATATTTACCAACAACATATTTAAATGGATCTAAGAGTGGGGCCATTTTGATAAAAACATTTTGTGTTGTCGTGAAATCATCGTCATCGTTAATATTTTTAAGTTTACAAGTAAAAACATGTTCGTTTTCATCATCATTCTTCTTTTTTTTTGAGTCCTTAATATCCGAAATAGACCATTGATGATTTAAATTAATAGCATTCCAATTAGTATTGTTAAGTGAAAAAAATCTGTCATAGATGGGTATATAATTTTGAACATTTGTCAAGTTAATGTTTTTGTTAGTTTGAAATTGATTGAAGAGATTGGTATTCTTCCGTTTTTGATAATTTACAGAAATTGTCATTAGCTAATTAAAATATAAATTATAATTGTATTTAACTTATTATTTTTTATAAGTTATAAGTTACAAGTTATAAAGAATCCTAAATGTTATAAATATACCTTTTTAAAGGTATATTTATAAAAAGGATTCGTTAATATAAAAAAAAATTAATATTTATTATAGTATAATGAATTTAGATTTAAGACGGTTTGATATGAAAAGTATTAGTTTTAAACCAAATGAGTCTAAAGGCCCGGTGGGTGTTTTAATTGGGCGCCGTGACACTGGTAAATCATTTTTAGTAAGAGATTTACTATATTATCATCAAGATATTCCTATCGGTACTGTTATTTCTGGAACAGAAGAAGGAAACGGATTTTATGGAAAATTGGTTCCGAAATTGTTTATTCACAATGAGTATAATACAGCAATCATTGAAAATATTTTAAAGAGACAGAGGGGAGTATTGAAACAAATAAGAAAGGAAATGGAACAATTTAAACGCAGTACTATTGACCCTAGAACGTTTGTAATCTTAGATGATTGCTTATATGATAACACTTGGGCGCGTGATAAAATGATGCGACTTTTATTTATGAATGGTGAATTGTTTGCCATAGTCATTTCAAAAGAATGGCTAGTATATTATTTTTAAAATAATATGCGACACGTCCAAATTGCGGAGACGTCTTGTTAAGGACCTTAGAGTTCTTTAAAGGTTTATACTACTAAACTATTATAGAAATATATTAGTGGCTTATGCTAATCACATAAGGTATAGTAAAAATGTATAAAATAGAGATAACCCGCAGCTAATCATCTAAGTCCGTTATGGTAAAGGATATGATGA